TGTACTTCTTGATGAGGATGCTGCGACAACGATAACAATGCCAAAGGTGACTTCAGATATGCTCGGTTGCACATACCTTATCATTGAAACAGTTGCTAGTACTGCTGATAGAACCATTAATACAGCCTATAATAATGACTACTGGGTCGGTGGTGTTGCAAACCTCCCGACTGCTGCTGAGAACGGCGCAAAGGTTTTTGTCGCTGCAGGAAGCACAGATACACAGATCACATTTGATGATAACCTCGCAAACGGTGCTGGTGCTCTCGGTGCATGGGTTAGACTCACAGCCGTCCTAACTGGTAATACACAGGCTGGTGGTGGCGCAAAGCTGGTCTGGCTTGTTGAGGGAGTTATGGGAACTGCAGATGCCAACGGTGACGGTACAGCAATCTTTACCTGATGCCTTAGTCTAGTAATTCAATTATTAAAAGCACCTCTTTTTACAGGGGGTGCTTTTATAGCGTCTATGCCTTTTATGATCTTATGAATATTTAAATACAGGGGTAATTCATGGCATCTGGTGTAAGAAACCTAAGAAAAGATCATAGAGAAAAGCCAATAAAAAAGCGTGAAAAGAAAGAAACATCTTCTAAATTTTACGCCGATGAAGATATGATGGAAAATAACCTAGCTTTAGACGATAATAGCAAACAAGAGCATGACACAGGCTCACCCAAAAGGGAGATTGAAAGAAATATGACAAATACTAATGATGATTTTGACTTTGTAGCAGATTATGATGATGCTGTAGACAGTGGAGCGGAAACACTTCTTCCTGAAAATTCAGCACCTTCATCTCTTTCTGTAGGTTTCATAGGTGTCGGCGGCGGTGGCGGAAAGATGGCAAAGGCATTTATTGATATGGGATTCACACAGACACTTGTGGTAAATACTACAGATAAAGATCAGCCAACAGGCCTGGATCCAGACCACTTTCTTTTAATTCCGGGTGCAGACGGTGTGGGAAAGAATGTTGAGCTAGGTCGACAAATTCTATCTAACAATAGTGCACTTGTTGAAGATCATCTTCGTTCCAGGGTCGGAAGAGTTGACTGGCTATTTGTTCTTGCAGGCGGCGGCGGGGGAACAGGAAGCTCATGTCATTCACTAGATTCAGCTCTCCAAAGATATCTTAAGTCAGTTTCTGCATCAGGAAATGTTGTCTATGTCGTGACCTCTCCTACAGCTCAGGAGCTATTGAATCCCACCATTAAGAAGAACTATGAGGCACTGCTCTCGGATGTCTCTGGATCAGTGCATGTAGTCATAGACAATGAACGACAGCTTCAGCTCTTAAGGGGTAAGGTCGGAATGCTAGGTCTCTATCCAACAGCTAACAAGAATTTTGCCAAGCTTATTGCACAAGTTCTGAAGCTATCGTCTGAGTCATCCCCGATTCAGACATTTGACTCCAAAGATCTCGAGGCATGTCTCTCAACAAGCGGAAGGCTTTTTCTCGGAACTACAGTGGTTAAAGATCCAAGTGATTCAAATCTAGGGTCTATGATTTATCAAAATTGTATGACAAAGTCTCCCTGTCCATCTCCAAGCGGTAAGATAAAGACGGGTGTTCTTTTGCTTGTTGTAACAGAAGCTATGGCATCTGATCCATCCATTAGTACACAGCTTGAGGCAGCAATTTCATATGTCGGCGGAAGAACCGACGCACTATTCTCAGGTGTCTATGTTAGAGAGGGCCTGCCGGGACTTGTTGCTATTTCAGCATTGGGCGGAATTGAGTAAAAAATAAGAAATCTTTTAGAATCTCTTATTCAAATATGCTGAAGACATCCTAGTAGTGAGCTAGATTAGCGTTTTTCATTGTTGATTCTCCTGTTTGAGTCCATACTTATGGATAGTTGAACCGTTATCTGGAGTGTCAATGACAACCTTTGCTAATACAACCTCTCCCACACCTTTTGGCTTCTTTGATGCCGATACAGATTTTCAGGCAGAGGCAGATAATGTTGTCACTTTTGTTAAGAGAAAGATGGGTGATGACATTCTGTCTGTTGAGTTAACAAAAAAGCAGATTTGGGCAAATCTTGAAGAGTCTTGTCTAGAATACGGCTCTATTCTGAATCAATATCAAGCAAAATCACAATTGATACAATTTTTAGGAATGCCTACAACTGGATCTGATGGACATATGTCCGGATCAGAGGGAAAGTATCCCAGAGAAAATCTTGAATATTTGATTAGATTCGCTGAGCCCTATGCGATGGAGGCAGGTGTCGGTGGATCATATGAAATGTTTTCTGGATCAATCCAGCTAGAAAAAGGAAGGCAGGATTATGACATATATTCAGAGCTCAAAGACTTTAATGACAATGTCATGTTTACATCTTCATCAAATGCAGCGCCAAGGACAAAGATCAAGATTAGTGAGGTATTTCACTTTGGCCCAGAGGCTGCGTATAGATTCTTTGACACAACAAGCGCAATAAATTATTTGAATAATGAATTTTCATTTGAATCATTTACTCCTGAGACAATATTTTATGTCCTTCCAGTCTTTGAAGATATTCTTAGAGCAGGTCAGCTTGATTTATCAAATAGAGTTCGTAGATCAAATTATTCTTACAAGGTTGTAGGCAAACACATTAGAATATATCCAACACCAACTAGCGCTAATCCTAAAAGCCTATTCCTTAGAGTCATGTATCATCCTGATCCACTTAATCCAGCATATCATGATGAGACAATCGGGGGTGTTAGTAATCTTTCCAACATTCCATTTGGAAATTTAAACTATAATAAAATTAACAGCATCGGAAGGCAGTGGATTAGACAATATTCTCTGGCACTGTCAAGAGAGCAATTGGGGTTGATCAGGTCAAAATTTGGAAATATTCCAGTTCCCGGAGCAGATGTAACACTAAATGGAGGTGATTTAGTTACACAGGGAAGGTCAGATAGGGACACTTTAGTTACACAGCTTAAGGAAATGCTTGATACGCTGACTTATGATAAAATCATGGAAACTGCTTCTGCACGAGCAGAATCTATTCAAAAGCAACTTAGATTTTCACCCATGCCAAATGGGTGGTCAATTTTTATGGGGTGATTCATGGCACGACTTTTTATCACACCAAGGGAGATAGACTTTATAAATGACACTGCAAAGGAGCTTGTTAAAGATGTCATTGGTCAAAAAATTTATTACTTCCAGATATCAGAAATAAAGACAAATGTTCACGATGTCTATGAGGAGGCACCTGAGAAAATTTTTGAAACTCCAATCGCAATAGACGCTTTAGTGAAGTATGAGCCTCAAGCAATTAAGACAGATAGATTTGGAAGTGAAGAATACTATACTATTGAAGCCTATATTCAAAAAAGAGATCTTATAGAAAAGGGAATAAAAATTCTCGAAGGTGATTTTTTTAGCTACGGTACAGTATTTTTTGAAGTCGTTACAGCACCGGATTCCAAGGATATTTTCGGAGAAATTGAATACAAGAGCTTTATTACTGTTAGGGGAAAACAGTCAAGAGCAGGTCAGTTTGTTACAAGGGTGTTTGGTCCAACTTCAGAGGAATATACAGATTCAGATTCAGTACAGGAGACATTTGTTCAGCAGAGAGGATTTAAGGAAAATCGTCTCGGTGAAACAGAAGATAGAAGAAATCTTAGGCAAAAGGGCATTCTAACAGAGCCCATATCAAGACCTAGGGAGGTTTCTAGAAGAGGGATTCCTGGAAAGAGTGGGTCTAGTTTTTATGATGATGAATAGGGGTATGATATATGTCTGAAGGAATTCCGCCAAAATTTGAGGATACAAGTATACCAGAAGATTTTCATATTCCATCATGCGGAATTGAAGATATAGACAGGGCACTTTTTCACTTATTTGATAGAAGGCTTAATTTTTCAATTGATGTCGACGGAGAGTCTAAAAAAGTTCCCGTTGTCTTTGCAGCAGGTGAGAGATTCGCTTTGACAAGACGATCTGCAAACTTTAGAGATGTTAATAATGCTCTCATTCTTCCGATAATCTCTATTGAAAGGGGAACAATAGACTATTCTCCGGGACTGGGCACGTATGGGACACCAATAGCAACAAGGGATCAGATTTCTTATGTAGTTAAAAGAAGACTGAGTGAGAAAGATAGGGATTATCAAAACATAATAAACAAAAAGAGATTAAAGAATCAATCAAATGTTGCAACCAGGGGTCATTTTGGAAATACTACAGAATTTCCTGGACTTTACGCAAAGCCTGGAACGATAGCATCTAGAAGAAACACAACAAATCTTTCATTTTTAGATTCACCTCCTGATAGCATGCTTAGGCCATCAATTGGTAATAATATTTTTGAGATAATAACTGTCCCATATCCAGAATTTATTTTAATTGAGTATAACGTGACATTCTGGACACAGTATATGCAAAACATGAACAAGCTATTAGAATCCATGCTTATTCAGTTCGATGGACAGGAAAAAGCCTTTCAGATAGTGACAAGGGAGGGCTACGAGCTAGTTGCATATTTTCAGGGACAATTTTCAGCAGAAACTAACTTTAGTGACTATACAGATAGTGAGAGAGTTATAAAGTATAATTTTAATATTAAGGTTCCGGGATTTATCATAGCGCCAGATTCTGATGATGGTCTTCCATCACCATATAAGCGGTATCTGTCTGCACCGCAGATTGAATTTGGTATAAATCAAGTTAGCACACAGGTCTCATCAATTACTTCAAAGGGGCCAGCTAAAAATAATGTTAATAATTTTATATTAAGTGATACTCAAGAGCTANATGCGTCAGGAAGAGAGCCTACTCAAAGAGGAAGAGACAGCGTTAGGCTTCTAGAGACAATAGCTGACCCGTTTACTGGAAAGGAGAAGAAAAGATTTGTCAAGGTATTGACAAGAAATCAGAGAGCAGGTGAGACAGTAGCTAGTTCAAGAATAGTAGTTAAACTTGAAACTACAGATGACACAGGTGAAGACGAATGTTGATAAGATCTTTATAAGACATTTGATGTCCAGTTCAATAGTTATATGTGTGTAGACTGATTTATAGGAGAATGATCTATGGCCGAGCAGACCTTCAGATCGCCAGGATTCTTTGAAAAAGAGATAGACCTATCGGGGAGAGTCCAGGAAGTTGCAGGAACACCTGCAGGTATCATTGGGACATCAGAATTTGGTCCAGCATTTATTCCAGTAACAATTGGATCATTTATAGACTTTAAGGAGAAATTTGGTGATTTAGATTCTACTAAGTTTGGACCCTATGCTGTAAATGAATTTCTTAAGAATAGAACTGCTGTAACATTTATGAGAGTCCTTGGTGCAGGTGCAAATACAAGCACAACAGACATTCAAAAAACAATAGCCCACGGAACTGTTACAAATGCAGGATTTAGGGTAATTGGATCTGTATCAACTCAACCCCAGGGTCCCAATGTTGGACATCAGGGTTCTGTTCAATTCTTAACAGCAAAGCATACAATTCAGACGAATGAAACTCAAGGCTATCCAGTATTTACTGACAATGATAGCTTTGCCATTGAGACAGGCGGTGATGTTCATCTCGTCAGAGGAATGATCTTTACTTCAACAGGAAGTAGGGTACAGGTTCTATCTTATTGGGAGAACTATCCCGTCACAGCATCTGCCAAGGATGTTGCAGGAATGGGATATGATGTCAATAACTCACTAGTATACAAAAAGTTTAAGGTAGTAATTTCAAGTTCTGCAGGATCATCATTTGCAAATGATGAAAATAAGGCAGGAATTAGAATTTTAACTGCATCTCTTAATCCAACAAATGATGATTATATTTCTAAGATTCTAAACACAGATCCTGAGAGATTTCAAGAAGAGCAGCATCTTCTCTATGCCGATTTTTCTGTCGAGGATGAGGTTGCAACTGCAACAAACTGGGTTGGAATAGTTTCAGGATCAGCTTCAACCTCTGATGGATCGGGAGATACATCTCTGACATACAGAGACATGTATGGAAGATTTGATACTAGATATAGCTCATCTAGAACAACATACTTTACATCTCAAAAGTACGGAGAAAACTCTTATAACCTCTTTTACTTTGAAACACTTGACGATGGTGCAAACACTGCTGATAAGTATAAGGTATCAATTGCAGACCTTAGAAAATCAACAGATCCAAAGTCTGAGTACGGATCTTTTACAGTTCAAATTAGAAGGTTTGGTGACTCTGATGTTTCACCTCAAATAGTAGAACAATATCCGCTATGTACACTTGATCCAACAGATGAAAACTTTGTTGCTAGAAAGGTTGGAGACCTAAGTGTTAAGTACAATTTTGATGCTCTAAGCGAAGATGAAAGAAGGTACATAGTCAAGGGAGACTATCCAAATGTTTCAAGGGCAGTTAGAATAGTCTTAAGCGATGATATTAAGAATGGAAATGTTCCTGCAAGTGCAATGCCGTTTGGATTTAGGGGACTACCTGTTCTGAAGACAAATAACTGGCTTGCAGACAGTCTAACAGATGCTGCATTAAGACGACCCATTAAGGATGTCCTAAATGGTGGCTCAAGCGGTGTTAGACTGGCATTCTGTTCAGGAAGTGGACCCGGGGTTAAGCATAATGAGCCGACAGCACTTACTGGGTCTATAGTCCCACCTGTCCCACTAAGGTTTAAGGTTACACAGGGAACAACTGCTAAGTCTGGATATCCAGGAAAGCCCGGCACAAACGAGAGAGTTAGCACTAAATTTTACTGGGGAATAAGAACGAGCAGAATTCCAAGAACAGGATCAATGGGAGACGCCATTCTCAATGCAAATGCTTCAGGTGAAATAAATGAGCTCGTAAGATCGTACACTAGATTTTTAGGAATAAAAAAGCTTGACGCACTTGTAACAGGTTCGGGAGCTGATATTTTTTGCAATAATGAATTTTCGCTTAACAAGGTTGCGCTAAGCACAACGTTGAATAAGGCGGGATCTGTTAGAAATGTCTATGATACAATTCATGCAGACCTTACAGGAACAGCCGGGGAGCACATGCTGGAATCAGCATATATTAGAAATGGTCGACCAGAGCCTGGACTAAGCTATGCCATTAATCAGCGAGGAGCTACTGTTGATAATAGACTGACTCTTGGCACACTGCTCAACCTAACGTCATCTACGTACTTCAATAGATTTACTCAGTATGCTAAATTTACGAACATAATGTACGGAGGGTACGACGGAACAAACATTCTAGATCCAGATATGGGAAGGATGAATGACAGAGCAAGCTCTTCAGATACAAGAGGAAAGGCAAGTAGGCAATATCCTGCTGCAAATACAGATCTTGATATAGGGCTTGCTGCAACATCTTATGTCGGAGCAGGCAAGCACAATAACACTGTAGCATCCTATAGATCTGCAATTGATATTATGACAGATCCGATGGTTACAAGAATTAATATTCTTGCAGTTCCAGGAATAAGAGACAGCTTTGTAACAGATAGAGCAGCTGATAGAACTAGAGAATATAGTCAGGCTATCTACCTAATGGATATTCCAAGCTATACAGATGGTGATGTTAGAATTTTTGACAGTGATGATCTTAGACCAAATGTTGGAAAGACAAGAGCTAAGATGGACTCTAGGGCTATAGATAACAACTATTCGGCAACCTACTTCCCAGATATAAGCATGGTAGATGATAGAAACGGAAATCCCGTAAAAGTCCCAGCATCAATTGCTGCACTATCTGCTCTTGGATTTAATGATTCTGTTGCCTATCCGTGGTTTGCACCTGCCGGATTTAACAGAGCAGCTCTTTCAAACGTTGTCAATGTTGCTACACGGCTTAATAGTGAAGATAGGGATAACCTTTATGACTCTAGGATTAATCCAATAGCATCATTTCCCCAGGCGGGATTTGTTATATTTGGACAGAAGACGCTTCAGCAGGCAAGATCTGCTCTAGATAGAGTGAATGTTAGAAGAATGCTTCTTGAGGTTAAGCGGCTTGTATCAGACGTTGCAAAGAAACTTGTATTTGAGCAAAATACTCCTGGAACTAGAGCTAAGTTTATATCACAGGTTGCCCCGCTATTAGCAACAATACAGAGCCAGCAAGGAATAGATCAGTTTAGGGTCATTATGGATGATTCAAATAACACTACAGAGGATATTGAGTCTAATAGGCTAAACGGAAGAATAGTGCTGGTTCCAACTAGAGCGGTTGAGTTTATTGCTATTGATTTCATTATTACTAATTCAGGTGTAAGTTTTGAGTGATCTATATTTAATGACAAGAGATTTTAGAGAGGTTTGGAATGGCTGAATTGACATTCAAAAGTGCAGGCGTTAGCACAAGGGAAATTGATCTTTCAACACCCAGTGTTGCTGGTCCGTCGGGAATTCCAGCTGGAGTTATTGGAACTTCCAATCTTGGGCCCGCATTTGTCCCGGTAACAGTTGCCAATTTTTCAGAATTTATATCTACATTTGGTGCTACAGATGGGGAAAAATTTGGCCCACTTGCTGTCAATGAGTGGCTAAAAAATGCTCAATCTCTCACGTATGTGAGAGTGCTTGGGGTCGGTGACGGAAAGAAGAGAAACAGTTCTTCAGGAAATGTAACAAATGCTGGGTTTGTCGTTGGAGCAAGACAGGTTCAGGCAAATGGCTTAATTGGACATAATCCGTACTGTAACACAGGTCAGCATGGAAACACATATTTCCTTGGATGCTATATGTCTCAATCAGCTGGATCTAGTATATTCACTGATGCTGGGATACCGACGCCTGAAGTGACTGTCAACTTCTCTAGCGCAGATCAGGACATGCAAGCCTGGCAGGGAGTTCCGATTCTTAGAGGAGTTGTGATGGCACCTTCTGGTGTTATTCTTACTCTTTCTTCTAGTACAATCACCGCCGGTGTGGGATCTGGTCCCGCAGCTACTGCCAATGCAATTCAGACTGCAGCTGGTGTCAGAGATGCAAGCATCAAGGGATCTACAACAGGAAGCATGGTAATGTCTTCCCAGGATTTTGTTATATTCCTAAACGGTCTAAAGGGATTGGGAGCTGACCCTAGGGTCATAACAGCATCGATGGATGTGAACTCACCGACATATATTTCTAGAGTTCTTAATACAGACCCAACACAGATTGAAAAGAAGGGTCATTTACTATACACACATTATGATATCCATACAGCAATTGCAGTTCCCACAGGATCTGGAATTTTAACTGGAACTCGACTTGATACAAATACTGAAGAAATTGTATTTTTAACTACGGGTGCAATGTCTCATCCTTCACAGGATGGAGGAAACGCAACAACACCAGATTTCGAGAACTGGCAAAATAGGTTTACAGCAGCAAAATCTCCGTTTGTTATTTCTCAAAACTTTGGTGGAAAGCCATATAACTTATTTAGAGTTGAATCACTTTCAGATGGTGATTCTGTAAGCACTAATGTCAAGGTTTCTATTGAAAATCTTGCTAAGTCAAATTCTGACACAAATACATTCGGAAAATTTGACCTTGTGATTAGAGACTTCTTTGATACAGATGAAGAGAGGGTTGTTCTTGAGTCATTTAGAGGACTCAGTATAGATAGAGAGTCTGATAGATATTTTGCAAGAGTTATCGGTGACCAGAAGGCATATTTTGACTTTGATCAAGCTTCTGACTCTCAAAAGCTAGTAGTAGATGGAGACTTTGTAAATCAGTCCAGATATATTAGAGTCAAGGTTAGTGATACACAGAGATCAGGAGAAGTTCCAGACAATGCACTTCCAATGGGATTTAGAGGATTTAGGCATCTGATGACCTCTGGAACATCTCCTCTTACGAACTTAGAGCTAGAAAATGCAGCAGCTGGACCAAGCGGAATGCTTCTAACGGGATCATGGAATGTTCTTAAGAAAGTTCAGGAGCCCCCAGTTCCATTTAGAGAGCACCTTAACTTTGGAACAGGCAATAAGAAGAGAACATCATCTCAGCTTTACTGGGGTGTTCAGTCTACTAGAAAGACAGATGCAGATGAGCCGAATAAACCAGATTTATTCGACATGACTTTAGCAAATTTTGCAAAATACTTCCCAGACTTTTCACTGGATATGCAAAAATTCTCCGTCGGTGAGAATCAGGGTACTGCTGATACTGCTGCAAACGGTATTATAGACGCTGATAGATTTAACAATAACATGTTTACACTTGAAAGAATTCAAGTCAGAACTGGATCTGACACATACGCAGATCCAAAAGAATGGGTAAGCTCATCGTATAAACGAAGGGGATCAATATCTGTAGACAGAGATCTTAAGACCAGGGCGTTTAGTGCCGATGATCTTGGTGTTGTTGGAAATAGAACTTATGCAAAATTCACATTCTTCCTCCAGGGCGGATTCGATGGTACAAATATCTTCAATAAAGATAGATACAATCTTACCGATAGCGCTGCTAAGAGAGAAATGGATGATTCAAATCAAGGCGGAAAGGAAGGAAATACAGTTGCATCATTTAGAAAGGCAGTCGACATCATGGGTAATAGATCAGATGTTGACATCAAGCTTCTCTCAATTCCTGGAATGAGAGATGAGGCAATTACAGACTATGCGCTAGATGCAGTTGAGAATAGATTTGACTCTCTCTACATTATGGACATTGAAGAAAAGGATGTTCTAAATAATGTCGTAACATCATCAGCCCAGGATATAAGCGTAAGCGATACAGTTACAACATTTAAGAATCGTGCACTAGATTCATCATTTGGTGCTGCATACTTCCCAGATGTTGTGATCCAGGATCCGATTAAAAGAACGAATGTTAGATGTCCACCATCAGTTGGTGTTCTAGGAGCTTTCGCGCTTAACGACACAATAGGTCATCCATGGTTCGCACCTGCAGGATTCTCAAGAGGCGCACTATCCTCAGTGATTCAGGCTTCTGTTGATCTCAATAGGGCAAATCTTGATAACCTATATGATGCAGACATTAATCCAATTACAGATTTTCCAGGAACTGGAGTGGTAGTATGGGGTCAAAAGACGCTTCTATCAGCTGCTTCAGCACTAGATAGAGTTAATGTAAGAAGACTCCTGATAGACATCAGGCGCAAGGTTAGAGCAATTGCAAATACGCTTCTATTTGAACCAAATAGAGAATCAACTTTAGAGAAATTCTCTAGCCTAGTAAATCCAATCTTGCAAAAGATTCAGGAGCAAAGCGGTTTAGATCGCTATAAGGTTATAATCGACACAACCACAACCACACAGGCAGATATAGACAATAATATAATCAGAGGAAAGATCTTTGTTCAGCCAACAAGAACAGCAGAATTCATTGCTCTAGACTTTGTCGTCACAAATGCTGGTGCGGAAGTTTAGAAAAACAAAATTCAAGAATACTTAGAACATAGGATCCTTCAGGAGAATTAAAAAAATGGCAGAAACACTTTCAGTTAATGACTTGCTTCCTAATAAGTTTGAACCCAAGAGAAAATTTAGATGGGTTTTTGCTATAGAGGGAATCGATGCTTTCTTAATTAAAACGGCAGCAAGACCAGGCTTCTCATTTGCAGAGACACAGGTTAAGTTCATAAACTCTATCAGATACCTAGCTGGTAGAATGACATTTGATGAGATTAGCGTTTCACTACATGATCCAATCGCACCATCAGGTGCTCAACAGGTAATGGAGTGGATTAGAACACACTATGAGTCAGTCTCAGGAAGAGCAGGATACGCTGATTTTTACAAGAGAGATTGTCAGCTTAAGCTTCTAGATCCTGTTGGAACAGTCGTTGAGCTTTGGGACCTCAAGGGATGCTGGTTAAAGTCTGCCAAGTATGGTGATCTAGCATACGATGATGAGGGAACAATATTAGAAGTTGCCCTATCGATGAGATTTGACAACTGCGTTCTTCAGTACTGATTGCAAGAGAGAATCACTTGTGAAAGGCCCACAATGTGGGCCTTATCTATTTACTATGAACGCATATTTGTTTAAATTTATCCATAGTGGGAGATAACTGTGTCAAGACAGGATAGAAATAAGATATTTATGGAGGGAGGGTCAGAACCTGGAATTCCAACAAGAAACATTCTTGAGGATGATTTTGGCTGGCAAGTTCCGGTTGAAGCTGTTCCTCTTCCGTCTGAGGGTAAGATTTATCCACCAGATAGCAATATGCATGGAAAGCAGACTGTCAACATCAAGGCAATGACAGCAAAAGAGGAGGATATTCTATCCTCTAGGGCACTGATAGCCAACGGAACTGTGATACTTGAGTTAATCAATTCTTCAATAATGGATTCAGATGTTAACCCAAATGATCTTCTATCTGGTGATAGAAACGCACTAATGATAGCAATTAGGATAACAGGATACGGTCCAGAATATCCTGTAAATATGACATGTCCAGGATGCAGAAAGACTGATAAGCATGTATTTAATCTTGCTGACTTACCGATTAAGCGTCTGACAATAGACCCTGTCACACCTGGTGACAACTGTTTTGAATATAAGCTTCCTGTTACAAAAAAGACTGTTCACTTTAAGTTCCTAACTGGAAGAGATAATGACATGATTGAGGCTGAGGCAAGTAAGATGGCAAAGCTTTTTCCTGATGACTATGTCGGAAGCTCTGTGACAAGACGGTTAAGATTTAGTGTGGTTTCAATTGACGGAATTACTGATAGAAATAAGATTGCTAAGTTCGTAGAAAACATGCCCGCGATGGACTCCAGCAAATTGAGATCTTACATCAAGAACAATGAGCCAGGAATTGAGATGTCTGGCAATCTAAACTGTAACTCTTGCGGCCGTGTCTCGGAGGTGAGCCTTCCCTTGGGCGCAAGCTTTTTTTGGCCTAGGGTCTAGCTATAGAGCTTCAGTTCTTGAAGAGGCATATATTCTGATTAAGCACCTTGGAATGGGCTACGAAGAGTGTCGANGGATGCCTGTCAGATATAGAAAGTGGTTTGTTGATAAGCTCGTAGATGATGCCAAGCAGCGGAAGGCTTCTAGAGAGAAAAATATGATCACAGAGGACACAGGTCCGACTGTAAACCTAATGGGTTCAGATAAGAGAAGTTTCAAGTGATGTTTTCCGGATCTGAATACTTATAGCTTAAGGGATCATAGATGACTACTAGAGAAGAAAACTTACAGAGCCTTCGAGCTGAGCAAGAAGCTGTACGACAACTCGAAGCCGACTACAAAAAGCTCAATAAAGAAGAGAAAGCAGGCGAAAAGGGTGCTGAGATCCAAGCCCAGATCAGAGAAACTACAGCCAGAATTAGAGAGCTTCAAAGCGCAACAGATGATGCCACAAATTCCATGGAGACTCTTGGCACTGTCGGTGCAGCATCACTTAGTGGAATCATTGATAGTCTAAGCAAGACAGGTGCAGAGGCTAAAGAGGGAATCGACGCTTACTATAAGAATCTGACAACTCTCTTCGGCGATAAGAAGAATTTATTTGTTGAGCTTCTCAATTCACTAGGTGCAGATTACTCACAGTCAATGGATCAGTTTACAACTGATTCAGAAAACTTCGCATACCGTGTCGGTGGAACCATCAATGAGATGTACGAGAGGTTCTACACTACAGACCTTCCATTGTACTTCGGGTCTATGGAGGAGTTTGCAGCGTTTGGTGAGGAGATCTACTATTCAGTAGGATCTGGATATGCAGCTATGGCCAGCATGGGAGATGATGCAGCTCGTCAAATAGAGACATCAGCTCTAATGGCAAAGGGTCTTGGATTCACAGCAACTGAGATGATGGACGCCATGGATGCTCAGTTCAGTGCGTCTGGTGAGTTCAGCAATGGGATTCTTCGTGAGATAACAACATACTCAAACGCAATCTCTGCGGTCACAGGTGACTCCAACAAGGTCATTGCAAAGGGAATTCTTGAGATTAGAACAAATTTTGAGACCTTTGCAAATGTATCTGTTGAGACAGCTGCTGAGACTATTGGTGGTCTTAGATCTATCGGCCTAGAGGTCAAGGATCTTCAGGCTGTTACTAATAAATTTCTAAACTTTGACCAGGGTGCTGAGTCACTTGCAAACTTAAATACAGTCTTTGGAATGCAGCTAGACACTATGTCCATGATGGAGGCAGCATCACAAGATCCGTTTGACGCTATGATGATGCTGCGAGATGCATTCATTGAGACAGGCGGCGACTTTGAGAACCTGACTCAACAGCAGAAGAACCTTCTCGCACAGCAGGCTAACCTAGACGTTGAGGCTGCAGCCAGACTATTTGATCCAGATCGTGCTGTTGCCGACATGGCAGACCTCACAGCTGCGACTGAGGCACAGGCTGAAGAGGGTGTCCTCACGACAGAGGAATCTCTTGCGTCTCTTGCAGAGTCAATTACAAAGGTTTCAGAGCTAGGTGATAGCTTTTCAAATGAAGTATTCAATAGAATGGCAATGAGAGACCTTCACGAGCTGTCAAACTCTTCTCTTGTCGCTGAAGCATCTATGACCAGGTTCGCTCGGACAGCTGGAACTAAAGTCCCAGAAGCAGTTGCAGGAATGCTTCCAGAGGAGATGGGAAGACAGCTAATTGAAACTGTTGGACAGGCCAAGTCTGCTGTTATCACTGGTGTTGAAAGTACAGTGGAAAGTGTTGGTGGCATGTTTGGAGATGCAGGAAGAGATATTCCTGGAAATCTTCTTGCGGGTATTAACGATTCACCTAAAGACCTTTGGTTTGGAATCGCAAAAAGAATTGGTGAAAGAATACCAGAGGTGGGAATAGGCACAGCTGTGGCGGGAGAGGGNGTAAATGTCCGACCTGGTGGAGACGTATACGTCCCGTCTGACGGAGATCCCATAATTCTTGCTGATGGTGACACAGCTTTTATCGCGCAGCAAGGTGGTCCAATCACAGGTGGGCTTCAAGAGCTTGGGGATTCTGTGACTGAGAATATTCAAACTCATGTTACAGATGTGTACCAGCAGCACCGGACAGAGGCGACACCCGAGATACTCAATGAGGGCTTCAGCGCTGTTGTAGAGAGATTTAGACAGNTTAGCTCTCAGGAGATTGATGAAACATCAGCAAGGGCATCAAGTGACATCAGAGAAGCTATATCAGCCCTTAGAGACACAGTTCAGAGGATGTCTACAGCAGGGGGAAATCAAGCTGAAAGGCCCATAAATATGAATCTAACTGTCAAACTTGGTGATTCTGACATTACAGAGATAAAGAACCAGCTTATTAATGCACCAGATGTCGGAGGTGTTGACTTTGTGAGAGAGGTGATATCGTGAGTGATATTCTTTTAGAATTTGAAAGAGACAAAGAGATGCAGAGCTTGCTCGAAGAGCTTACAGATGAACAGAAGGATCAGCTACTTTCTGAAATGAAGTCAATTATTGAAAATTTCAATAGATCACTTAATGCAATTCAATCAAGTCTTAAAGATGAGGAATCTGTCATAGAGTTTGTTGACAATCTTGGGAAAGCAATAAGTATGAGTAATCTAGAAGAGAATGTTGGAACAGAGGTAATAGAGTGGCCAGAGAAACTTTAAGAGATTTTTTAACTTCTATCGGAAGCGGAGCCGATTCTGTATCTTACGTCGTGAGAGATGACAACGGCGACGGATCTGTAAGCAGAGGAGATGATCTTGGGATTGACCCGAATACAGGTAAGGAGCTAGTTGATCTAAGTTCTGCTGATGCTGGCCTACTTGGTGACTATCTTAGTTTCATTCAGGAAAATTCAGACGTCGTATTTAATGTTAGCCCAGGCAATTCTCAGGCTGCTCCCACAAACAGGGGAGACTCTTTACCTCCTGCTGAAAATCAAGGAGCAAATAGGGTATTTGTTGAGTCAACAGGGGGTGATCAGTCATCAATGTCACTTTCACAATATTCAAATAGTGGAAAATTTGATCAAGAAAGTGTTACACTTGCTGAGATAGTAGACAAAACTTCAGGTGAAGACGGTCACACACTACTTCACGATGTTGGTGGAAAGCCAATAGATACTCATGGAAAGCTCCATGTTGCTGTAGACCCGTCTATGGCAAATATTGACCCTCTTATTAGGTCATCTGTAAATATTCTTAGAGAAAATAATAGGTTTTCACCTGCAGCAAGAGTAGAGGGTGATGCATTTGTTGAAAGGGGAAAGGAGTCAGATGATTTCAATTCTGAACCCACACTTACAACCCAGAGAAAGTTTGGAAGATATGATGGAACTGAGACAATTAGCCTTGAGTCGCTTGAAGAGATTGGTGAGTCACTCTTAAAAACCTCTGCAGGTATCATTGATAGTGAAAAATATCCAGAGAAAGATCTAACAAGTACAGTTCCAACTAATAAAAAAGATCCAGAAGATCTTAGGGCTAGAGACGCTGAAGGTTTTCCAGTAATGAACTCTGGAGATTCAGTTAGATCTGGTAGGGGATCATTCTTATCGGGAGCTCCGACTGAAAATTCTACTTCATTTGGATCTATGACCGGAGAAGGTACATTCTCTTTTGACCCTGGATCTAAAAAGTATCTTAGGGCAAGAGCTGTTGCAGCGATAAAGACAGCACTTCTTGCAATAGACACATTTAAAAATATTGCTCTTGAAAGCTCTGCAAAAATAAATTCTAAAGTTGAGTCACCAAGATCTCCTATGCTGTCAGGAGAGCACAGAAGCTACATTCAGTACAAGATGTCAGTGATCATGAATTCAGTTCTTGTTCCAACAGAGGGATCTTATCAGAGGTGTGTTAATGAGGGAGCAAAGTTTATGCTCGGCCTTACAAAAAACTTATCTCAGATAGAGAGTAGAAATCAGATAGAAGGAATTGGAAAGAATGCTCAGATAGTTAAAGATTCACCCGGATTTAGTCTTGCTCTTGCAAGATCAATTCTCTTGTCTGTGGATAGTCTTAATAAGCTTATGGCGGATCTTGCTGAATCATATGATTCTGATAGTGATGCTCAATCAATTGTTATGAAGCTTGGGAAGACTCGTGTGATAGGAATTCTTAATTCTCTTGCAATTGTTGGAGACATTAAGAGAAAGATAGATATTTCGAATTCAAAAGCATTTGGCCTACCTAGTGGGAAAAATCCCTGGTCTGTAGATGATCTACCAGATGGACCTACTACAAGAGTTTCAAAGAGTAGAACATCAGATGGTCACAATGTTTCTGCTTTGTCAATGAGAACATCTGCAACACCTTCATCCTTTGTTCTTCCTGTCGGCGTCATTAGGGCATCAACTAGAATGGGAATGGGAACTACAGACACAAACCCAACTAGAATTCTATCCTCACCTTCTGGAAAGAAAGTCTATACAGGTAGGGACATAGAGGGTGGAAAAAGAATACCATCTGCTGTTGTTCACAGGATGGAAGATCTTTTAGATGCAGAATACGTTCCATTTTACTTTCACGATATCAGGACGAATGAGATTACTTCTTTTCACGCTTTCTTAGAGACACTCCAAGACGGATTTACGGCAAATTTTACAGAAACTACAGGCTATGGAAGGCTTGACGCTGTTCAAACATATTCCAGCACAAAGAGGGACATTTCATTCTCTTTCACAGTTGCTGCAACATCTCCTGAGGATTTTGACGAGATGTGGCTTAAGATAAACAAGCTGACCACACTTGTGTATCCACAGTGGACTATGGGAGATCTTCTTCGCGGAGGAAGAGTTAATGATGGAGAGTCTACCTTTATACAGCCCTTTAGTCAGGTTATCGGTTCAACACCCTTGGTCAGGGTGAGAATTGGTGATTTGATTAAGGGAAATTACTCTAAATTTAATCTTGGAAGAATTTTTGGTGTCGGTGAGTCTCAAGTGAGTCTTAAGTCTCCAGTCTCCGGTCTCGGCGCTTTTGGCGATTTTTTAAGAGGAGGAGGAATCGGTGGTGCGCTTTCTGGTTTGATGCCAGACATGGATGAAATATTTTTAAAGATATTTTTTGGAGCATTTGGTAGCCCTATGTCAGCAGCAGCGCTTGCCGGAGGAGACCTAGCTTCAGGAATTTCTAATGTTAAGAGTGCAATGGGAAGTACTGCGCTAGGCGGTTTACAATCAGCCGGATCAAAGCTTCTTGTGAACGGATTTGCACATCCAATCTTAAACGTTATCTTAAGAAGATATAATGATCCAGACAATGATCCCGCAGAGTCGGCAATCTCAGCTGGAAATATTCTTGGAAGAGTTGGTAGTAAAATATCTTCATTTGGAACCAGCAAGGACGGCTACGCTGCAGGAAGGGTCGCAAAAAATAGAATTTTTGGAACAAGGGTGTATGTTAAAGCATCACAGGCAAAAAGCTATAGAGTAATTTCAAAGGACGGTGAAGANTTCAAAGCTATAAAGAAAGTTAGATTTTCTCGACCTGTTCTTTGCATAGTTACTGGAAGAACAGCGACTCAGATAGAAAATAGCAATACTAGAAAGAACAGAGATAACGATAAGTCAAGAACAATTACGATGTATAGAATGAAAATTATAGACTTTAATGTTCCAAAGGGACTATTTGGTGCAGAGCTTCAAGTTTCACATTCAGATATTATTCACAATCCTAATGACACATTCTCTAGATACATGATGCCAGTTCTTAATCCAGGCGCAGCAATAGAAGCATTTGCAGGAAATCTTATCAATGAAGGTGCAAAGGCACTTGGAGTTGATGCCTCTGGAGTCGGTATAGCTCTTTCTGAGGAGATGAGATTTCTTAGTGCCGGAAACAATGCAATAGTTAAATCTTTTGAGTCTACGAGAGGTCGCGGCCTTGCAGGGGTTATAAAGGGTCTCAAGTTTGACTGGCTGACAGAGAATACACCCTGGGAAATAGACTGGGGATCAAGAGCTCCCCAGGTCTGCAAGGTGACAGTTACATTTGCTCCGATTCACGATATTCCGCCGGGAATTGATCATGAGGGATTCAACAGAGCACCTATTTACAATGTTGGAAAACTATCGCATGCAATGTCTGGCGATGCATATGATGACGGCGGTCAGTCATCTAGTGAGACCTATGACTTTGAGCACAGAAAAAACTTTAAGAATGAGTAGGTAAAATGGCTATAGGAAGATACACAAATAATCCATTGATTAACTCTGGAAGGGGGTTTGCAACAAGCAGTGTTTCAGCAAACATCAGGAGTGCAGTCTTAACTAATTCAATTGCTTATTCAACTAGAGTCCTATCAGAGGGACAGAGGCTTGATACTATAGCCGGACAGATCTACGGAGTTGGAAGTCTTTGGTGGATTATTGCAGCTGCATCTGGAATAGGATGGGGTCTTCAAGTTCCAGCTGGAACACTCTTAACAATACCTGATAATCCTGGATCAGTGATGAGATTTGTGTAGGGTGCGGAATGTCTGAAAAAAAGCTTCCAATCACCTCTTACACGCTCGTAAAAGAGCTTTCACAGTACATCGCATTTAGACAAAAGTCACCAGACATCTCCCAGTGGAGCTCAGCTCACAGCGAACCAGACACTGAGCTTATTGGAACACAGTTTCCAACAGCGGCTGCTGCGGAGGCTGCAGGAGCTGCACATAAATTCGGAGGTGCACATCTGGGAACCTCCTCACAAGACTCAGTACAGCTTCTTGAGATATTTCTTGACATTTCAAATGGTGCAATGTTTTCGAAAGATCTGAACACGTTTCTCAAGAATTCACAATACACACTGGCACCAATTATTAGAATGTACTTTGAGGATCTTAGAGATGAAACCTTGATCCAATGGGGTACACAAGCATACACACAGCCCACACTTTCTCAGTATGCAGCCGCATCCGTTCCCCCAGATTTCGAGGACNAGATGGGTAATTTACTTGCAGCAAGTCGAGCTCAAATTGGAGTTCCGTCAATTAATGACGATGGCATGTCGCAGTTCCACCTTTCTGGAAAATCTCCCCATACGCTTAGGGGATCTATATCAAGAGCTTTGGGAAATGCAGAGGATGATGGAGATTTTCCAATAAGCATAAGGGATATGATTCAGGCTGATGAGTACATGACGTGGCCCGTATTCGATAACAGCTGGTGGCCCACCAGGCTTCTGGATGTTATTGAAGATATTCAGAACCAAACAGGAACAGTAAACGTCCTAGACAAGCAGAACGGCGAGCTAGAGATGACTTTCCAAAATCCAGTAGGTGGTGGGGACGATTTTAAACTGAAGCTCGGTGAACGTGATATAAATCCAGTGTTAAATCCTGCTGTAACAGTAGCTTCTATCATTGAAAATCTAGACAACCAGCTCGGTGACAGTTACACGGACTTCAGTGATTGGCTCTTAGAGCCCACTAATAGAGATGAATGTATTAGGAACTTTCTCATCACCCTCACGTTCGTGATAGCGAATAATTTTGNATATAAATCCAAATACCACCCCGATCCCATCTGGAATGTATAGAGACAACTTTAAAGTAAACGGAAGGCCAGATGATCCCAGCCGCCTGTTATATCCGTCGCTAGCTGTGTTTGTTATAAGTAATAGACATTTTAATCCTGCCTCAAGACATGTCTCTCAGGCTGCTTTATTTTCAGCAGGTGTTCCCACAACTGAGATGTCTCTCTGCTCTCCATTCTTAAGGGTGAATTTTATTATTAACAGGCCCACTATGGAAAGATCAGGTACCGGAACTGGCATCGTGACCAGGTCTAATATGATATCATTTTTGACTGATGGATCTGTTCTCCCATGGACTTCTGATTTTTCACTTGCAAATGCAATAGAACCTGGTTCATCAGTCTTTGAGACGTCTCCATTTGGCATACTCCAGCGAGATCTCACTGGGCTAATGGCTAGTGTCTCAAACATGGATGTAGCAACTAAAACCAGAACAGGAATGGAGCTATTCACATCACCTCAGACTCTTGTGAATATGGATATAAATCAAGAAAGATCTGTTAAGGTTCTTGATCCAGCCCAGCCCCTTATGACACTTAATAGTGTATCAATAAAGGAGTATCAGTCTGGATTTGGACTAATTGGATTTAAGCGCGCAACTGTAAACATAACACTTCATGATAGAACAAGATTGGGAGAAATTGCATACTTTATCTCACCTGCATCATTTGGCCAGGTCGAATCACTTATAGAATATGGATGGTCACACCCCAATTCAGATTTGCTTACTGGAAGTCCGTGGGGTTCATTTTTAAACTCTCTTAGGTGTGTTGGAAAATATAGACTCATTAGGGGAAACTATAATATGGACCAAACCGGTCAGATTAAAATTACACTTGAGATGGGATCTATGGGTGGTGAGGAATCAAAGGTTACACATGTCTGTACGGGAGATCATGTTCATATTTCTCTTTTAAACTCACTGATTAGAGATGTTAATGCGACTCTTCTTAGATTAGAGACTTTAGGGGGAAATATTACAGAAGAGATAAGAAATATTCAGACAGTTTCTGTATCTGATGCCGGAAATCAACAGATGATTCCGAGAAAAACATATGATGATTTAAGGCATTTATCAGAAAAACTTGATACTGAGACAGCCACTGAAGACATAATCAGACGAGCAATGCGTGAGATCCTGGACGCTCTTCACGCAACAGCACCAGAGTATCTTGGAGTAGATGGAAATGCATCCACCGTTCAGTCTATTCTTGGAAATATTATGGGAAATTTAAATCCCACTACTACCGCTACAGACGATCCATTTCTAACAAACGTTATTCCATTTGCAGATCAGAAAGNTATGNGCTTTCTTAGATTTGCAGACATAACTTACGGAATGTGGGGACAGTCGAGAGGTGCAGATCACGATCTAAGCTCCGCAGCAATGTCAGATGCACTTCTAGGAACCCTTATCGACACATCTAGGAGAGATGATGAAGAGGAGGAAGAGGAAGAAGAGGAGGAATCTCCTGCACCCCCTATAGAGCCGGATGGTCTCGGAAACGGTGACTGGGTCTCTTTAGGGAAGCTAGTCACAGTAATGGTCGGTCACCCTCTTGCTGCAACTGGAAGATTTGACGAGGTTCAGGTTTTATTTTATACTTTTAATGAATGCTCTGGTGCTATGCAATCAAGGCCTGTGTCTGATTTTCCAATTAGATTTTCTGCATTTTTTCAGAGAATAGTAGACGCTGTTGATTCAAATTCGAATCTAACAACAAGCAGAATTGAGACAATTCTTGCAAGNTTTGTAAACAACGGGGCTGCACAAGCGTATGGATTCAAAGACATATATTCAGAACAAAGAGAGGACCAAGAGAGGCTCGATGCTGAAAGAGAGGCAGTGAGAGAAGCTCGTGTTGCAGCAAGAGAAGAGCACGAAGAAGATGAAGCTGCTCTTTCAGCTGAGCTCACTAGGCTAGACACTAGGCTAGAAGATATAAACAAAAGTGCATACGACATGAGAACATTCCAGGCTAAAAGGATGCATAAGCTAGGAATGTGGCGCCCGAGATTTAAAATACCAAGATTGAAATTTTTGTATGAGGCGGTGCCCGCTTTAGTTTATTCGTCAGCNGGGGGTGTTCCATCTGTAAATAGAAATAAGACAATATTGAGAATTCATGTTATGGATTCAAATTCATCTTCTCATCCCGGAGAGCAACTTGTCTTAGATNCCATCACAGCTGGTGAAGCACCCGCAGTATTTTCGATGAGCACAACAGGTGCCGATAATGTTGGCCAGGGAGCAGAAATTTTACGGGGTGTGCTCGATGCCGAACTTATAGAGCCTAGAGCTCCTGTGCAAGATGACCCAGCAGAAGCCTCTATACAAAGGATGGCAGCAGCTGTGTCTAGAGAGGCAATTCATGACTATCTAAGAAAGACAGTTCCTACTGTTCAGTTTGGAACAGCATTTAGTCCGTTTAGCAGTGTAAGCATAAGCGGTATGTCAAGCGGTGCCTTATTTGACGCACTGTTATCAGATACATTCAGAGATGATGATGATGACCCGCAAGAGCAGGGAACAAACACATCAGGAATAGATGAGGTTACAGTTGTTCCAGTTACTGCAAAGGCTTCAAGCTTGGGAAATCCAATGTTCCACTACGGTCAGCAATTCTATCTAGATCTAAAGACTGGAACGACTGCAGATAATATCTTTACTGTTAGAGATGTTACACACAACATAAGCCCGGGAACTTTCACAACTGANCTGAGNTTCTATCCGGCAGGTCAAAATGCAACTGTTGATTCAATTAGGGCAAATCTTGCTTCAACGCTTTCACTTCTTGATCAGACTTCTGCGACTGCCGGCAGCGGTGAATCAAGAGAGACAATAAACAATCTTTCATCTGACGCTTCACAGGATTCAACACGTGTCCCTAGAGGTGTGGCTGCTGATATTGAACAATCTGTTGATGATTCAAGA